GCAAAGTCCACTAGAAGCTCCCCGCCGTGCCGTTACGGCCAAAGGTGTTGGCAATCACAATCCAGTTAGCACCGTCTGCCTGCACCATTATAGCATCATATTGAAGGCTCAGAGCGCGCGTGGTGGCACCATCAATGGTCTGCGAGGACGTGGTAGCCACAGTGACCACATTGGCCGTGCTGTCCATCTTCTTGACCACATACACCTTGCCCGTGATGCCCACAGAGGTAGGCAGCGTGATAGACAAAGCGCCCGTGCTGGCATTTGCAGCCACCGTGTAGTCCGTAGCCGTCACCGTATAGCCCGCGGTCTTCGCAACGTAAGCAAAAGCCGCGCCATTTACCGTAGCATTAGACAATGTAAGGTTGCCTACAGTGCTGGTAGTGCTGCCAAGCGTGATCGTGGCATTACCCAGCGTGGCCGTGCTGTTAGCCAGTGCGGTATTCGGCAAACCTGTAATGGTTACGTTAGCCGCAGCCGTCAAACGCCCCTGCGCATCCACTGTAAACGTCGCAACGGTTGTAGCGTTGCCATATGAAGCCGCAGTGACAGCCGTGTTAGCCAGGCTGATCGTGCCCGTGGTGGTGATAGGCCCTCCGGTTAAGCCGGTGCCCGTCGCAATGTTAGTGACTGTGCCGCTAGTGGCGCTCGCAGAGCTTACCGTTTTGAGCATACATCACATCCCGTCCCCAGGGGTTACATACACCGCCGCAGTACCGGAACCCGTGATCCCCGTGAAATAGGCGTTAGGCACAAACGTCAGGATCTCGTCAGTGCCCGGCAGCAACGGAATGCCAGCCTGAGAAGACGATACCACCACCGCATTGTTGGCTGCGTCAGTGCTGGTCACGCCATAACCCAGAAACACAACCACCGTGCCGCTGTTGATGATGCGATACTGGTTCCCACCAAGCGTGCTGCTCACAGCCTGCACGGCAGACGGCGCCGTAGAAGCGGCAGTAAACGTCACCGTGTTGCCCATCTTGGTGAAAGCCTGAACGCCCATCTTACCGGCCCTTCTTGTCCAACACCGACCATGCAACGCCGGCCAGCGTAGTAGCAGCACCCACCGCGGTGTTCAGCGTGTCGGTGTCCACATAGCCCTTCGCCACAAAAAAGCCGCCCAGCACGGTCAGAACATGCCGGATAATGCCAAGCCACATATCGTTGTTCATGTCAGCCTCCTATTTGTCTGCCTTGCGGTCTAGCTTGTCGAATATCTGCTTTACCATGTTTTTAATCTCAACGATGTCTTGCCGGTAGTCATCTTTGGCAACGTAGTTGACGTGCAACTCGCGCTGCAACTCCTTCAGGTCGTCTTGCAACTCCCGAACGGCATCCCAAACCACTTTCACAAACCAGCCAATTCCGGCCCCTGATGCCGCCACGGCTATGTTGTAAAGGTTCTGGTCCATCCTAGGCCGCCGGCGCTATGACGAGTTTACCTTCCGCCACCAACTGCATAATGTTGGCGTAGTCAGTGTTCGCCGGGTCAATGGGCACAAACGAAAGCACACCGTCGATGTCAACGGAAATGCCGGTTATCTCGTTACCGGGAAACGATTTGACGTATATGGCGTTTGCGTATTGAGGCATGGATCACAACTCCGCTGATGCAGTAAATTGACCGAATCCGCCATAAACGCCAGCGGTGTTTGTATAGATGCCATCAAACGAAGAGTCGCCAGAGTTTTGAACGGTGAAATTTGTATCGGTGGTATCGCTCTGACCAATTTTTCCTGCGGTGCCGCTAAACGCAGAATACACAACAACAGTCGTGGTGGTACGCTTTGTTGCGACGTATTTGACGCAGATGAATTGAGTGCCGGCAAGCGCGAGATTGTTGCCGGTTTCAAACCTATTGACGCTAGTAACAGCACCAGCAACCGTGCCTTGCGCGTATGACTTCTCATAATACCGTTGGCACAGCAGTAGCATTTCGCCAATCGGCAGCCGCTCAAACGGCGTGGCAGAACTGCCCGCTTCAAGCTGCACATTGCCAATAGTCCAAGTGCCGGAAGTCTGAGCGCCCACCGTCAGCACAATCTCAATGCCGGTTGTCGCCGCTGCCGGAATGCTGATTGACGCCGTGTAGTTGGTAATGGTGCTGCTCACGGTAAATGTGCCGGTGGCAATTGACGTGCGCGTGGGGCTTGCCAGCGTGCCAAAGGTGTCAGCCGTGGTGGCGTAGTAAGCCGTCCATGTCACCGTGGTCAGCAGCGAGTTAGCCAGATCAACGCTGAAATACGCGGTGCCGTTGTTCAAGTCGTAGCTGTTGATAGCTTCAATGCGTTGCCCAAATCCAATGGCAGTGACGCTCGCAGCGCCGGTAAACTGATAGCGGTACTGGTTGATGCTAGACCCGGCAACGCGCTGGCCGGTCACGTTAGCGCCCGTGCAATACCCGTACCAACGATCCACGCTGTAGGCCAAAGCCGCACCAGCCGTAAACGTCTGAGACGCACCCGCATTGCGTTGGTCTACAGCCATGCCGCCGTTGATGATGCGGTTGCGCCGGTAGCCGTTTGTGGGTGCCGTCACAGTGCCGGTCAACGTCACGTTGGCAATGCTGCCGCCAGTGATCGACACGTTAGCTAGGCTGTTGGTGCCGTTGCCGATGCCGTTGATGCCGTTCACCACAGTCGTGAAGTTGTTATCCAACTGCGACAAGGGGATGGCGCTGGTAGCGCCGGCAAACGTGTTGGGGATCGTGATTGGCAGTGCCATTAGAACCTAGCCCTCATTTCGTATTCGAGTTCCAGCGTGTTCAACGTGTAAATGCCAGTAGCAGACGTTAACGTCAAACCCAAATATTTTCCGTATTGCTGAGCATCGCCCTTATAAAGTTGATACCCGTTGTTGAACCAACTGATAACGGTGGAGCTGTTGTTTGTCCACGTTATCGTGGTTCCAGCGTTGTTAACCCATGTCACATAAGACGCCAACGTAGTGCCCGGATTGGCTGCGGTAGAACTGCGCGTCTCGCTGTCGATTGACACCGTGACGTTGCCAAGCACCGAGGACGTGGTTTCCACGCCAAACTTCAGCGCCTGCTTGTCCCTGATGGGGTCGGTCAACGGCCACAGCGCGCTGCGGATAATGACGTCAGCGCCCACCGTGCTGCTGTTGTACAGCTTGTACAGGCCCGTGGTGGTGGCGCCGTACATTGTAATGACGCCGCCTGAGGGCACGCTGGTCACATAGTTGAGCGCGCCCTGAGACGTGAAGAACCACCGCTTGTCAAAGAACACAGCCTGAATTTGCCGCGCGCTGGTCAGCGGATCATTGTATGTAAAGGACCAAGCGGCACACAGAATGTTGTTCAGCAACACCTGGCCGCCGCTCACTGGCTGAGTAAAATCAATCAATGGAAAGATGCCGTCTAACTGCGTGCTAAGTTTACTTGTGGTTGAACCAACCAACGCATAAACGCCGTAATCATTCATAAACAACACTGACCGGAAATACGGATATATAGTCATGTTGCGCTTAGTGCCGACCGAGGCGCTGGCATTGGTGTTGGTGAAGATGGTAGTGCCGTTTGTTTGTACACGAACGTCCGAGAAGACGTTAATGCTGTCATCGCCAAACACATACAGGAAGTTATTGGCTGGCAGCAGCGCCGTAATGTTATTGTGTAACGTCTCGTCCGTCAGCAAAATGTTGCCGGCGCTCACGCTTACGAAGTCGTTATATTTGCCCGCTGCCGAATAATAGACGGTTCGCCCCTGCGCCACCCAGACCCGCCCCGAAAACGTAGAGACATCCACGCTCTGGTCCGTACTAGCCACACCCTGCGCAATGGCCGCTCCTGTGCTGAACGAGACTGACGGCGCAGAGGTGTACCCCGTGCCGTTGTTGGTCATGATAATAGCAATGACGGCGCCACCAGAGATAATAGCCGTACCCGCAGCGCCCGAACCACCGCCACCGCTAAAGGTAACGCCTGGCGCGCTGGAATAGCCCGTACCGCCGCTCAAGATGGTCGCAGCAGCCGTTCCTTTGGCAAAGCTGAGGGTACTGACCACCGCAGCCGCGCTAGAGCCTCCACCGCCCGTAAACGTGATGCTGGGAGGTGAGGTGTAACCCGATCCCGTCTCCGTAAAGAGAAGCCCGCTTACAGAACCTGCCGTCACCAGCGCCGTGGCAACAGCCTGCACACCGCCCGTTTCATTGGGCGCTCCAATCGCCACTGAAGGCGCCGAGGTGTAGCCCGTTCCGGCGTTGGTAATACCGTAAGCCGAGATAGAGCCGATAGACACCACATTAGTGGCATCCCAAGTGAACAGCCCCTTGTCGGTATCAATGATAAGGATGCGCTCGTTCTTCCACTGCGCAATCCGAACACCAGACCCCGAGAACTTGCCCGCAGAAGCCAGAACACCGCCCGCGCCCGTATCAACGCGGAAGTAATCAGCCCCGCCATTGGCAAAAAAGCCAACAACGTAATCCACATTCTTGATGCTGCAACTGTACATCGCCGTAGGCGTACCGTTCCACGCATACAAATTGGCAGACTGCACGCCCAGCGTCTTGATGTTGCCAAAACCAATAGGCTGCGCATTTTCTAGCCAAGCAAACTCATCATTATCAATGGCCGTGCGGTTAGCTTGGGTATTTACACCCTTGAAGTTCTTGACGACCTGATAGGATTTTCTCTGCTCTGCCGCGGGCATATCAATACGGGGTGCTGTAAGGATCAGGCATCCTGCGCGTGAACGAAGTGTTAATCACGGACATGGCCTTAGCCTTGTACTGGTTTAGGAAGATCTCAGCCTCACCATAAGACTGTTCCTTAAACTTGGCCGTGTGGCAGGCGTAGTAGGCCACAGGGTCAGTCCATGGGCTGATGATGGGGTCCACGTCAGACGTGTTCACCAACGGCGTGGGCAGGATAATGGTGTCCAATTCCATCGCGTAAACTTGGTCAGGCACCGGCGCTAGGTAAAACGCCTGCTGCCCATACACGGTAAACGCAATAGGCCGGCCAATGTAGTTCTGCCAGAACCGCAACTCGGCGTTAAACTGGGTCCAAGGCAGGTAGCGTAGCGGAATGCGCGTGTTGCCCCAGTATAAATTGATGTTCAGGATGTCCATCGTTTGAATGCCGCTCGGAAGCGCGCTAAACTGATAGACTTCTTGGCTTGTGACCGTGTTGACGGTCTGGATGGTGCGCAGACAGCCCGTATCACGCACCAGCCGCTCACGGGCGGCGTTGATGTAGTCGGTTAGCTCAGAGTCAGACCAAAAGTTGGCGTTTGCGTCATGCAAAAGCCGCCTGCACTGCGTAATGTAAGACTGAAGGGTAGCCATTGACTCTCCAACTCATGATACGAGTGCAACAACCTTTGTACGCTCCTGTTTTGGCTCCTCATCGGAAATAACAAACCGATTTAGCCGCTCCAAGCCCTTCGCAACGTCATTCGCCGTTACAGCCCAGCCTAGCCTGGCAAGCACGGGTACGCGATTATCCATTCCGTACCCAAAGACGTGCCGCGCAACCTCCAAAGGCACCATGACGGCCTTTCCGGGCGGGAACGTATATGTGTTCCCATGCCACATGTCCTCGAAAGGCTCTTTGCTGCCGTTAGTAACCCATACATCAGTCATAGGTTTACAATATCACCCCAAACAGAAATGTTCACTGCCGAGTTAGCCACAGCCGTGCCCACCTTTAGAAACAACGTAGGCGCCGTGTACGCGCTGGTAGCCGCCGCAGCAATGAGCGTTAGGTCTTGCCAGGTGTTAGCCGCGGTCACGTTACCGATGGTCTGGCCGGCAGCAGTGGTCACAGCGTTAGACGTGTTGCCATCGCTGGTGGTCAGGATCGTCACGTTGGCCGTAGCCATTGACGGCACCGAACCACCCGCCGTGTTAGACGGGTTGGTCACGGTAATGCGGCGGATAATGTACGAACCACCACCAAAGGGGCTGCCGATGCCGCCCCCAAGGATAGGCAGGCTAACCACAGCGTTGCCCGTGCTGGCTATAGACTGGCCGGAAACAAACGCAAGCCGATAAGACCCAAACGAGTCTTGATAGTCGTTACCAACGTATTGTGGGGACGCCATGGGTTGCCTCCTTTACCAAGCCGTGCCGGAACCGCTGGACACGTTGTTGCCACCGTTCACGGTCAGCAGCGTAACGGTCTGCGTACCCGTGACAGCGTTGGCGCGCACGTTGAAGCCGTCCGAAATCAGCACACCGCCCACGTTGTTAGCCAACAGCGTGGACCAGCTATTCGCCGAACCAGTGTAGTTGTTGACTTCCACCGTGACGTTGGCCGCGGGCAGCATCAGGTAGGTGCCAGCAGGGATAAACTGCGAGTTCAACATGGCGGTGGAGTTACCCGCGCCCACGTTGGCAACACTCACAGGCTGCAAATACGCGCCCGGCGTGTTGGCCGAGGCGTTCGCAATGATGATCTTGTTTAGACCGAGAGCCATTGTTCTGCCTCCTTAGATCGTTAGGTTGTTATAACCAGTGACCTTGGTCATGGCGCGAGGCTTGGTATTAACCAACTCGGCAATCATGAGCACGGCACCGACATAACCAATCTGCCAGTTAGGCAGCGTGGACTCAAAGCCAGTGAACACAAACGAACCCTGATCGTGGATGTACAGCGACAGGTAGTTGGTGTTTAGGAAGTACATGGTGCCTTCAGGGCAGTACGGATCGGGGTAGATCGGCACGCCGGCAACCATAAGCGCGCGGAACGCGGCCTGCGGGCCATTGGCGTCGCCATCAAAGCCGGAACCCGGCGTGATAACGTACTGCTCCTGACCAACGTAGTCCTGCGCCAGCAGGGTCCAAGTACCAAAGCCGCACACGCCAAAGGTCGGCACTTCCGCACCGTTCTTGACCGTACCGCTGATGTACTGAAGGACGTTCTGACGGGTCGGGTTGACCGAACCAGCCGCGTACACCTTGGAGCGCCACCAGGTATTAACCGTGGTCGAGCGGGCAATGTTGCCGTAGGTGCCGAGCGTGGTGCCGTCATCCACGGCGCCCGGCAGACCAATAAACTGCTGGGTGTTCGTGGTGTTGTTGTACAGCGCCGTCGCCATCGCATCCATCATGACGTTGGTCGCGTCATTCATGCGGGCTTCAATCAGCGGAATAATCGCGTGATCCTGCTGCACAGCGCCTTCCATACCCAGGAACGGCACCGGAGCAATCATCAGCTTCAGGTTGAACTCGGCGTTATACGCGCCTTGCTGAACCGCGGGCTGAGTGAACGAACCAGAGTAATCCGACCACTGAGCGTTGATGAACTGGCTGCCCTGCACCGGCACGGTCACAGACGAAACACCGCCCGTGGCCTGCTGGCTGTTTGCAATCAGCGCCGCCATAAGCGGGGTGCTGTTGTAAATCTGGACAACCAGTTTTGGAATAAACGCCCTACGAGTAAGGTAGGTCAGTTCTGTGTACTGCGTGCTCCCCGATGCGGGGAGAATACCACCACCAATTGGCATGACTTTCTCCTAACTATTGTTGATACCGCATCAGAGACCGATGGGACGGCGCGGATTGCGCATTTCCGCAAGAGCCTTGAACGCCTCGTCACGCGCTGCACGTTGCGGATTCTTCCAATACGCTTGGAGAGTATCGCGCGCCTTGCCGTCCAGCACATTCATGTTGAAGGACGAAGCCGTAGGCGCCGCCGCTTCTTTCATCCAGCGGTGGTAATCCGCCGCCGTTTCGTGGTTGGTAATGCCACGCTCAAGCATCACCTTTTCCACTTCCTGAATTTCATCCTCGCTGCGAATCTTGCCCTGCTTCATCAGCGACTGCCGACGACGGTCAAGTTCAGCAAGCGCGTCCTTCTCTTGCAGCTTGGCTTCCAACATCTGAATGCGAGCCTCAGAAGCCGAGGTGGAACGCGCCACCGACTCCTCAATCTCCAATTCAGGGATGTTCAAGCCCGGCTGAGCCTTCTTGGTCAGACGCAGGAAATCCTTGCGAGTGTCCGGGTTCTCAGCCAGCGTGCGCGCCAAACGGGCCAGTTCATCGCGCGTTTCAAAGCTCAAGTCTTCAAGAGAAGCCATATTAGATTACCTTCTTACCATCGCCGGGCGGCTTGATGCCCATCCGGTTCTTGGAACCCGTAGCAGTCGCGTTCTTCAGGCCACCAAACTCCGCATAACGCGGGGTGTTAATGACTTGACCGTTCTGCTGGTTGTTGTCGGTCGGGCGGCGGGGATTAGAGGCCCCGCGTGGCTTAAAAAGATCCATCTCAAACTCCTATCGGGGCATACCCGGAGGCGGACCACCCGCGCCCGGCATTGGGGGAGCACCAGGCGGCATACCGCCCGGCATCGGCATTCCGCCAGGC